GAGCGTTATTCATTCGGTGTATCAGATCCGCTAGGCATCTACGGATCACCAGGTGCATAATTAGTTCAATAGAACTTTTAGAGGGGCGGGTTTACTCGCCCCTTTTCTTTTTTAAAAAGTGTGGTATCCTGTTTTCATCCCTGACAGCCATTGGCTGACACACCCAAAGACAGGAGATCAAAATGGGTCTAACTACCTTTTCAGGTCCCGTTCGTTCTGAACGCGGATTTACTGCTGTAGGATCAACCGCAGTTGTAGCAATCACAGCAGAAACAACTCTCACATATGCAGACCACGTAGGACGCATTATTGAAATCAATGATGCAGACGGTGCAGTTACGCTTCCAGCAATCACCAGTGACACTATTGGCGCAACCTACAAATTCTTTGTAGGCACCACTGCTTCTGACTTGGATATCAAAACAGATGGCACAGATAAGTTTGTTGGCAATCTCGTTCTTGCCGCCGCCGCCACTTCTCAAGCTAGGGGTTTCGCTCCTGCAGCAAGTAACGATGTCATTTCTATGAACGGCACCACTACAGGTGGTATTGCTGGTTCTGTTGTGGAAGTCACAGCAATTGCAACTGCAGAATATCTTGTTACTGGCACATTGTTAGCATCAGGCACACTCGCTACTCCGTTTGCTGATAGCTAATAGGAGTAAGATATGCGTTCTGATGTACAATCGAAACGTGTTACTGGAACGGGGTCACTTAGTGTTGGCCCCGCTCGAATCCGTCAGATCCAAGTATTAACAACTACTGGATCGCCTAGACTGACAATTACTGATGGTAACGGTGGCTCTACAGTTCTTGATCTGGACTTTATTGCATCTGACTCTCACTCAGTAAATATTCCGTCTGACGGTATTCGCGTTAGTGACGTGTACGTTTCTGCATTTACTAACATCACTGCTATGACGGTGTTTTATAACTAGGAGATTTAAATGGCTCGTGAAGTAAGTTCAATTTCCAGAGTTGGAACTAGCGAGCCGTTTGAGCTTCAAGTTGCTCGTGGGCAAATATCATTCCATAAAACGGTATTTAAGTTTGGTTACAACAACGATGTCGGAGACTCAAAAGAAACCATCTGGGAACAAGGTGGTTTATACGCTTATCCTGCATCAGCTACAGTAATGACTGTATCAAGCAGTTCAACTGACGACACTGCCGCAGGGACTGGTGCAAGAACAGTAGAAGTTTTTGGCTTAGACGCCGATTACAACGAAATAAACGAAGTTGTCACATTAAACGGACAAACGGCTGTTAACACTACAAAATCTTACCTACGGATAAATCGCGGTCTTGTTCGCAGCGCGGGTAGTGGTGGCGCAAACGCTGGAACAATTTATGCAGGAACAGGCACAGTGACCACTGGAGTTCCAGCTAATGTTTATCTTAGCATCAATGGCGATGGAGACAACCAAACATTGATGGCTCTTTGGACAGTTCCCGCAGGATATACAGCGTTCCTTACAAAAATGTCTTTGTCCACAGGCACATCTACCAACACCAAAGCCCTTTTGAATGCTAGTCTTGTTGCTAGGCCATACGGAGAAGTCTTCCAGATAAAGGAAAGATTTACCCTGACAGATGCCACACATGAGCAGTTTTACACTTTTCCATTAAGGTTCACAGAAAAAACAGACTTAGAGATGAGGGCGTTTTCTTCCTCTGGATCTGTTACCTTTAATGTCTCCGCGTCAATGGAGTTTATCTACATCAACGATGGGGATACTCTTTAATGGCTGAAAAGAAAAAGAAGGATAGTCGGTTAGAACGCGCAGGAGTTAGTGGATACAACAAACCCAAGCGTACACCTAATCACCCAAAGAAGTCACACATTGTTGTGGCTAAAGAGGGCGATAAGGTGAAGACTATTCGCTTTGGTCAGCAGGGTGTAAAGACAAATCAGACCGTAGGGCAGCGAAAAGCCTTTAAGTCTCGTCACGCGAAGAACATTAGTAAAGGCAAAATGTCTGCAGCTTATTGGGCTGATCGTGTTAAGTGGTCCCCTAGTAAAACTAAATCTAGCTCTCCAAAATGGAAGAAAGGTTCGTAATGGATATCTTGAGCAGTAAGGTTGTGATGGGGGTCGCAGCGGCTTTAATCGGTCTAGTGGGCGCGGTTTCGTATAATTGGGCTAGTTGGACGACAGAAACCTTGATCGCTGTAGATAAACGAACTGAAGTCATGGCTGTTCAGATGCAAGCAATAAAACTGGAACTGGAGCGTTTGTATGCCGCTAACAGATAAGGGCAAAGAAATCATGCGCTCCATGAAGAAGGAGTATGGCCCTAAAAAGGGTGAGCGTGTGTTCTATGCTTCTAAGAATAAAGGAACGATATCTGGTGTAGAAGAAATGAAATACGGCGGCTTTACTTCTACTGGTGATGACACGAAAGATCTCAACCTTATTCGAATGGGTAAAGGTGGCAAAACAAAAAGTAGAGTCAATGAGGCAGGTAACTACACAAAACCATCATTGCGCAAACGGTTGTTTGAGAAAATTAAAGCTGGCGGGAAAGGCGGAAAGCCTGGGCAATGGTCAGCCAGAAAGGCTCAAATGCTTGCAAAGCAGTATAAAGAAGCTGGGGGTGGATATAAAAACTGATGGGACTGAAGAAGTCGCAGAAAAGCCTTAAAGCTTGGACCAAACAAAAGTGGCGTACTAAAAGTGGAAAACCGTCTACCCAAGGTCCTAATGCTACTGGTGAACGGTATTTACCTTCTTCGGCTATTAAGTCTCTTAGCGATAGTGAGTATGCAGCTACCACAAGAGCAAAACGACAAGGCACTAAGGCAGGTAAGCAGTATGTGGCTCAACCTAAAAAAGTTGCAAAGAAAACAAAACGACACAGAAGTGTAGTGACATAGGATAGCGTCATGGCAGTAGTAACTCCAGATTTACCAGAGCTTTTTGAGGAGGCATATGAACGGGCTGGCCTCACCATGCGTACTGGCTATGACCTTAAAACGGCCCGTAGAAGTCTTAACCTTTTAACATTGGAGTGGCAAAACCGTGGGCTTAATCTCTTCACTATTGAATCGGGTACGATTGCTGTTACGGCAGGTACGGCAACGTATACCCTTCCTTCGGACACAATCGACATCATCGAACACCAAATCCGAACAGGAACAGGAACCAACCAAGTCGATACCTCGCTCGAAAGAATCAGTGTTGCAACCTACGCCCAGCAAACCAACAAAAACACGCAAGGTAGGCCGACCCAAATCTACGTCCAAAGGCTCCCAACGGAAACAAAAGTAACGCTGTGGCCTGTGCCTGACAGTACGACAACGTACACAATATTTTACTATAGGCTTAAAGGTATAGATGGTCTTTCCTCTGGTGTGGGCGATACTGTTACGTCTGTGCCGCCACGTTTCGTGCCGTGTCTTGTTGCGGGTATGGCTTACTACCTCTCAATGAAAAGACCAGAATCCGCAGGGAGAGCAACGGCACTAAAGCAAGAATATGAGTTTCAGTTTCAATTGGCGGCTGGTGAGGATGAAGAAACAGCGTCAATTAAGTTTGTTCCCTTTAACACGTTTGCTTTAGGTGGGTGATGTCATACGCTGCTGGTAAATATGCTTTTGGGTTCTGCGACAAGACAGGGTTTAGGTATCCACTTAAAGATCTTGTTCCAGAGTTTAAAAATGGTGTGAAGACAGGATTTCTTGTCGGAAAAGATGTGGTGGATCCTGATCAGCCGCAAAACTTTCTGGGGCGCGTAAAAATATTTGACCCTCAGTCTCTGCAGAATCCAAGACCAGATACATCCGAACAGGAGAGCAGAGGGTTATTTGGCTTTAATCCTGTGTGGAATGATGCTCAGTACATGACAGCGCAAGTTGGAAGTGTTAATATATCTATATCGTAGGAGATATAACTATGAAAAAGAAACCTATAGCTATGAAAAAAGGTGGCGCACCTAAAACAAGCTTGCGCCCTAAAGCCAGACCTCTTTCTGAAAAAGAAAAAGAAAGGAAAAAAATTGATTCAGACATGAGGCGCTTGAGGCAGAAGACTGCTATGGCGCACGGTCTTGATGACTACGGCAGGGGCAAAGCCGCATCACAAGGTAAGTTGAAAAATAAACCCGCAGAAGAAGGTGAATCTTTCTTATTTACGCTGCCTGAAGAACAAAAGAAAATGGGTGGCGGCAAAATGCACCGTATGCCAGATGGTAGTATGATGGCTGGGGCTTCCCACGGCATGAACTATGGTGGTAAGGTAAAGAAAATGAAGTATGGCGGTAAGTGTCGCGGAATGGGTGCGGCAACTCGCGGTGGCAACTTTAGTAAAGATGGATAAGTTCAAATGAACTATTCTCAGCTAGTACAGGCAGTGAAAGATTACACTGAGAATACGGAGACAACCTTCGTAAACAACATTGACGTTTTTATTCAGCAAGCGGAAGAGCGGATAAATAGAGACGTTCAAATACCTGAACTTAGAAAGAATGCAACTGGGAATACCTCTGCAAGTGTTCCTTATCTAGGAAGACCGTCTGACTTCTTATCTACTTTCTCTTTGGCTGTAATTGATGGCAGCAACAACTATACATATCTCCTTGAAAAAGAAGTAAACTTTATAAGAGAGGCGTACCCTAGCCAGTCAACTACTGGACTACCAAAGTATTATGGTATGTTTGATGGGGATACGTCTTCTTCAAGTGGGAATTTTATATTGGGTCCGACCCCAGATGCTGCCTATAGTGTAGAAATACACTACTATTACGATCCACCCTCTATCGTCACTTCATCCACTTCTTGGTTAGGTGACAATGCGGAAACCGCACTTCTTTACGGCACCCTTTATGAGGCGTATACTTTTATGAAGGGGGAGCCAGACATTTTGCAAAATTATTTGCAAAGGTATCAAAGTGCTTTAATAAATATGGCGTCTCTTGGTGTAATGATTAAGAGTGACACGTATAGAGAGGATGCTGCATAATGGCTATTACACAAGCAACATGTACCTCGTTTAAGCAAGAATTGCTTGAGGCTGTTCACGATTTTACATCTCATGTCTTTAAGATTGCGCTGTATAGCGATTCAGCAACACTAGGGGCTGGTACTACAGTTTACTCTACAGACAATGAGATAGAAAACACATCAGGCACCGCATATACTGCTGGTGGCAAAGCACTAACCACTATAGCGCCAACATCATCAGGAACGGTTGCGTTTGTGGATTTCGACAATATCAGTTGGACAAGTGCTTCGTTTACCGCCCGTGGTGCGCTGATATATAATTCTTCCGCTTCCAATAAAGCTGTGGCTGTGTTAGACTTCGGAAGTAATCGCGTAGTCTCCGATGATACATTTGAGGTTCAGTTCCCCGTATCTTCTGCTACAACTGCTGTAATTAGAATAACATAGGAGTTTACTTATGGCTAGTTTTACAAAGGTAAACGATTTTGTCGTGAACCTCGCAAATGCAATGGACTTAGACGCAGACACGTTGGTTGTGGCTTTGTCGAACACAGACCCAACAGCGGGTACGAATGTGGTAAGTGATGGAAATGGAGTGCTGGCTAACATTTCTCAAATTAGCTACACAAACCTATCCTCTCGCACATTGGCAAACGTAACATCAACACAGACTTCTGGTACTTATAAGCTTTCTGCGGATGATTTGACGCTTACTGCATCAGGTGGTTCGGTTGCTGCTTTCCGTTACATCGTTATTTATGATGACTCTGTAACATCACCTGCAGATCCTGTAATTGGGTATTACGACTACGGCACGTCTCTTACTCTTAATGATGGTGACACGTTTACAATTGACATAGGCGCAAACGGTATCCTGACACTCACATAAGGTTAGTTCGTCGTGGCAAAGCTTTTCAATAGAGCAAAAATGACGACTGCCAGTACGGGGACTGGCACCGTTGTTTTAGGTAGTGCAGCTACAGGTTTCCAAACCTTTGCTGCTGCAGGGGTAAGTAATGGTGACGTTGTTCAATACGTCATCGAAGAAGGTGCTAATTTTGAAATCGGCACTGGTACTTATACATCTGCCTCTACGTCTCTAACGCGCTCTCCAACGGAAAGCAGTAGTGGTGGTAGTGCGATTAACCTCGCAGGGGATGCCACTGTTTCGATTGTGTCCGTAGCTGTAGACTTCACTAGAATACAGAATGCGGGAACCACCAAGGTGGAAGCCACGGCTACAGGTGCAACTGTCACAGGTAATCTTGCGGTTACTGGTACGGTAGACGGTAGGGATGTCGCGGGAGATGGTGCAAAGCTAGATGGTATAGAGAGTAGTGCAGATGTTACCGACAGTACAAATGTAGGCTCTTCTCTTACTGACTTTCCCACAGATACAGACGCAGCAAGTACCGACCTTATTCCTGTTTATGATACGACTGCGGCTCGTTGGGAAAAGCAAACCATTGCCAATGCTGCTTTAGTTGGTCCGACAGGACCTACAGGACCCACAGGTCCCACTGGCCCTACAGGCCCTACAGGTCCACAGGGTCAGAAGGGCGAAAAGGGACAGAAGGGCGAAAAGGGTCAAAAAGGTGAGATCGGTGCAACGGGTCCCACAGGGCCAACTGGTCCTACGGGTCCTACAGGCCCTACTGGCCCACAGGGTCAAAAAGGTGAGAAAGGCGAGAAGGGTCAAAAGGGAGACACGGGCGCTACTGGTGCAACGGGTCCCACAGGCCAAAAAGGTGAGAAGGGTCAAAAAGGGGATACAGGTGCTACGGGACCTACTGGTCCTACTGGACCACAAGGCCAAAAAGGTGAGAAGGGACAAAAGGGGGACACTGGTCCTACGGGACCTACGGGTCCGACTGGACCACAAGGTCAGAAAGGTGAGAAGGGCCAAAAAGGCGATACTGGATCTACAGGTCCCACAGGTCCGACTGGCGCAGATGGACCCACAGGTCCTACTGGGCAAAAAGGTGAGAAGGGTCAAAAAGGTGAGGTGGGTGCAGATGGACCCACGGGGCAAAAAGGTGAGAAAGGACAAAAAGGTGAGGTAGGTGCAACAGGCCCAACTGGCCCCACGGGGCAAAAAGGTGAGAAGGGTCAAAAAGGTGAGAAGGGTCAAAAAGGTGAGGTAGGATCAACTGGGCCGACAGGGCCAACTGGATCGACGGGGCCAACAGGTCCAACAGGGCCGCTTACTTCTGGCATCATCGTTATTTGGTCTGGGGCGCTTTCTGCCATTCCAAGTGGCTGGGTTCTTTGTGATGGTAATAACGGAACGCCTGACCTGCGAGCGCGATTTGTTATAGGTGCGGAAGCTGACAGTGGTGCGACATACGATAAAGGGGATACGGGTGGTGCAAGCAACGTAACTCTTGCAACTGCTAACCTGCCTTCTCATACGCATGGTGCGGGTAACTTTGCGGTAGCATCGCACTCTCACGGAGCGGGTAACTTTGCAGTAGCATCACATACGCACAGTTCTGGTAACATTGTTACTTCGAATACTGGTTCGCATAGTCATAGCCTTTCAGAAACTGGATATCGTATTGGTTATGCAGGAAACACTTATCGATCTAGGTTTAACCAGTCCCCAGGTGGCAATGTGACGATCACTATAAGCTCTGCTGGCGCTCACTCACATAACACATCAGGAAACACGGGGTCTTCTTCTCCGGGTCTGAGCGGAAACACGGGGTCTGCTTCTCCGGGTCTGAGCGGAGACACAGGGGCCGCAGGGTCGGGAACTGCGGTTAGTATTCTTAATCCATACTATGCGCTTGCGTATATTATGAAAACTTAGGTGGGGAAAATGAAAACACTAACGATAGAAACAAATGGTTCTGTAAGCATTTGTATCCTACAGGCAAATACTGAAAAAAGCATAGTAAGCAATACAGAAGACGCTTTCTTTTCAGAAGCTGCAATAAATGCTTTCAATGCAATAATAACGCAACTCCAGACGGAGGGGTGCCATTATGTTCACTTTGAAAAAGCAGATCATGTTGAAATAAAGCATAAGCGCCGCCTTGCAGAAGTAGAAGATTGGGCAGGTGATTTTCCAGTTATTTTTGAAAACTTAGATCAGGTTATAAGAGACTATGAACAAGCACAAATAGACCAAGAAACACCTGAGTGAGATTTTTAAAATGGAAATTAAATTTTTTACCGACGCCCATCTTTTGGACGGCATACCAAAACCTGTGAGAGCAAATAAACATTTGCCATCCTACTTTAAAGCTATTCCTCCTCAAGTAACTTCCCACCCAAATAGCGGAACTGTAAAAAAGTGTGTTCCTTTTTTAGAAGCTTGTTCGATGGGGTATATAATGCCAATGTGGGTTGACATGTTTGTGACAGCTAAAGATGGAGAGTTAAATTTTGATTTTCCACCAAATTACATTCCGCAAGAAGAGCATAAAGGTAAAACAGGAGCGTCATTTTCAACCCACAACATAGCGCAAATCAAAGATCACCCTCTTCAAAATCAAAAATATGGAGATCTTCCGTGCAAGCTACATAACCCTTGGATAATTGAAACATCGAAAGGCGTGTCCTGTTTGTTTACATCACCCTTAAATCACATGGAAACGCGCTTAAAGATTTTAGATGGGGTTGTTGATACGGACACATACTATAATCACATTAATTTTCCTTTTTTATGGACAGGTGGTGACGGTGAATTTTTCATTCCGCAGGGTACGCCATTAGTTCAAGTTATTCCTTTTGAAAGAACAGAATCTAAAGCTAGTTATGGGCAAGTAGATTGTGAGCGAAGGGATAAAGTGACAAGTGCTGTAGGCACAGTATTTAGGAATGGTTACAAAACACAGATACATCATAAGGGTGAGAAGTTAAGGCTTGTAGAGTAAAAGATTAAATATTTTCGGGAGTGGGAAAAATGAGACAAAACTGGAGAATGTGGTCGGGGGCAATTAGTGATTTTCAAATTGCAAAAATAGTTTCAAAAGCTGAAAATATACAAAAGGCAGAAACATTTAACCAAGGCGGTTCCGAAGTAAGATCAAGCAGGGTGGCTTGGCTTTCTGACAATAAAGATATTTTGAACATGTTGTTTGAATATGTTGAAGAGGCAAATCAAAACCACTTTAAAACACACGTCTATAAAAAAGCAGATATCCAGTATACGGAGTATCATGCTTCAGAAGGGGGCCATTATAATTGGCACCATGATATTGATTGGGTTCGCAATGATGGCTTGGATCGAAAGCTTAGTGTGACTGTGCAGTTGAGTGAACCACACGAATACGAAGGGGGAAACTTTGAGTTTTCTGAGGTAGAAAGCCCAAATAGTCAAAGCCGTGCAAAAGGTACGGTTTTGGTGTTTCCCAGTTATTTAAGTCACAGGGTCATGCCCGTAACCAGAGGTATAAGAAAAAGTCTTGTTGCTTGGTTTGAGGGTCCGACTTGGCAATAGTTTATCAGATATCTCTTCATGGGGATGCTTTTGATGCTAGGCAACTATCTTGGGAAAGTGCAATTGAACTTTCTGGCTGCAAGCCAGATCTTGCGTGGAAAGACCCAATACACAACAGATCTTTACTTATTGGAGAATTTGGGTGTGCTGTAAGTCATCTGCGCGTATGGAGAAAAATTGCAGAGTCAGGTATTAACGGCATTATTTTAGAAGAAGATGCGGTCTTTACCTCTATAGATCCCGTAGATGTTTCTGACAAATTAAGGGTATATCATAGCGTTTGGTTAGGATATCGGTGGAATGATCTAGGTTACTGGTACAACGCTCATGCGTATGCAATTACTCCAGATACGGCAGGGTATTTGTGCAAGGGGTTTTCGGATTCTATAATACCCGTAGACGAATGGTTGCCATATAAGTTAAAAGGAAAACAGAATTACTTTTATGTTCCCGAAAAGGTTCGTCAGATCCCAAGGGAAGATAGACCAAGCACAATAGAGGTGGGACCAATGAACGTGCATGTATTAACTGTCGGTACAGATGAAACAAAAATGTGGGCGCTTGAGCAATCAGCAAAACGCTTTGGTGTAAGTTATCTTAACCTTGGAAACGGAGTTACTTGGGGCGGCGGCACGATGGAAGGCGAAGGAGGGGGACACAAAATCAATCTTGTTCGTGGTCATTTAACAAGCCTTCCAGACGAGGATATTGTTTTGTTCTGTGATGGCTACGATGTAATGTTTGTTGATGACTTGCAGACTATTAAAGACCGTTTCTTTGGTTTTGATTGTGATATTCTTTTTGCAGCGGAAAGAAATTGTTGGCCTCAACCTATATTAGCCGCTCAATTTCCTATGACTTCAAGCCCTTACAAATATCTGAATAGCGGTTTGTATATAGGTAAAGTTGGTATGCTTAAACAATTCTTAAACGAAGCTATTGCTGACGAACATGATGATCAATTATGGATGCAGAAACGGTTCCTCTCTGTTGACGACATTAACGTAAAGCTTGATTATGAGGGTTACATTTTTCAGTGTGATGATGATGTTTCCTTTAATGGGATACAGGTATCAAACGGGATGTGCTGCCCTTGCATATATCATGGAAATGGTGGACCTGAAGCTAAACAAAGATTCCTGAATTTGGCAAATAAAATTGGTTTTCAAAGCTCTGAATCTCAAGATCATCAGGTGCAATCCCCACTAATAAATTCTTTAGACTATGTGGAAGTAGCGCAAGATATTCTTGTGGTTCCATTTTGGAGTAAAGATAGGTGTCAAGAAATCATTCAAGCCTCTGAGGCTGTTGGTGGATGGGGCAATATGGAAGGCGATAAGTTTCCCGCTCAAGAAATACGAGTAAGAAAACTTGGGTTATGGGACGAACTTGAGTGGGTTTGGAAGGAACACTTAGGGAAAGTGGCAGAAAAAAAATGGACTCCTATGGAACACATGGGGTTACGAGATGCGTTCACAATGCGTTATTCAATGGATACACAGACAAGTTTAGGATTCCATACAGACGCATCATTGGTGACGGGTAGCGTAAAGCTTAATGATGATTACGAGGGCGCGGAGCTTATTTTTCCACATCAGGGCTTCTCAAACAAAGATGTTCCCGTTGGGCATTGCATCCTGTTTCCAAGTCAAGTCACGCATGGTCATAAGGTAGAGCCTTTGAAGTCTGGGGTAAAATACTCTCTTACAATGTGGACAAGTCGTTATCGTGGCGATGTGAATGAGTAAATTTTTTGTTGAAATCGGTGCGGCAAACTTTGATACCCTGCTGCCTTTGGCAAAAGCGGGATGGCGAGGAATAGTAGTAGAACCTGTTCCACACCTGTTTGATCAGTGTGTAGAAATGTTTTTGCCCTATGATGTTAGGGTCGTTCAGGCGGCTATTTCTGACTATGATGGGCGTATAGAATTTGCCGTTGCTAGAGACAATGGGACGTGGCTTACAGGGTGTTCTCATGTTGTTGCGGGTAATCATCTTGGTGAGAAGTTAAGTGATCATCCATTGAACAAGAATAACTTTAATGAAAGGATTACGGTAGATTGTCTGACTTTAGACAAATTGCTTAGTGGTGTAGACTCTGTGGACTTGATGAAGGTCGATGCAGAGGGGCATGAAAACAATATTTTTAACGTCTATTCGTTTCGGATAAAGCCTTCTTTCTTGAAAGTTGAACACAAGCACATAGACGACACTCATTTAAAACAAACTTTAGAACAAAATGGGTATTTGGTTTGGACAGAAAAAGATGATATATATGCAGTAACATAACAAGGGATACTTTGTATGCTTACTCAACGCCCCATAGCCAGCGCCCCGATAGGTACGTCAGGCACTTCTAATTATGTGTTTCATGTAACCAGCGGCACTTTTACGCTTAGTATGCAAGGTGCTGCAAAGATAATTACAAACGTCAAAGACACAGGCGTATTTACCGTAGGCGGTCAAACCATAACATTCACGATAGCGATGAATGTAGATGCGGATTCTGGTTCCTTTTCTGTAACAGGGCAAGATGTAACCCTTCGTACTGGTAAGGTGATTACGGCAGAATCTGGAACCTATACTTACACGGGCCAAGCCATTAGTACTGCGATAGCTGTAAGTATACCTCTGAACTCAGGCACGTTTGAGATAACAGATCAAACCGCTGCCGTTACCGCCCAGCTTAATATGTCGTTGGATAGCGGTACGTTTACTTATACGGGTCAAACTATTAAAAGACAGCGGACAGAGGTAACGCAGTCTGGGTCGTTCACTTACTCTGGTCAAGATATCGGCCTAACCAAAGTAATGAGCGTGAGCGCGGAGTCAGGCTCCTTTGCTTTAACGGGTCAGGATGTAACGGGTGCTACCACAAGACAAAGTGATTCTGGATCATTTAGTCTGACAGGCAACGATGTTGGCACCCGCATAGCAATGAACGTGTCCCTAGAGGACGTTGCTTTTGAGACGACAGGTCAAGACATTGGCACAACAAAAGCAATGAACATTGATCTGGACAGTGGCACGTTTACGGTTACTGGACAGAATATTACAGAAGACATTACAGAAGTAGTTGACGCGGGATCCTTCACTTACTCTGGTCAGGTAATTAATTTCCCCATAGCCATGAACGTGACCGCAGAGGCGGGTTCGTTTGCGCTTACTGGTGAGGATATTGATTTTGAAATTGCCTTTAGCATGGTTGCCGAAAGCGGCACCTTCACGCTTACTGGTCAAGATATAGCAAAATCTATTTCAGAGCGGTTGGATTCTGGTACATTCACATACAGCGGTCAGGACATATCCTTTAAGCAGGGTGTTTTCTCTGGAAGCTTTGAGCTTACTGTTGAGCTTACAGGTGTTCAAGTGTGGGGCCAGATTATTCCAAATCAAGATCCAAACTGGCAACAGCTTGTTGCTTAAAAGAGAAATTGCACGTATACTCTGAGATGAAATAGTGCAATAGAACTTTACAGACGGGTTCAACATGGCTTCATATTCAAACATCAATGGCATAAAAAGCATCACCACAGGTGACGAAGCTGGCACTTGGGGGACCAGTACGAACACAAATCTTGATATCCTAGATGCAGCAAGCAGGGGATATAAGAAGATTACTGTGGCAGATAGTAATTTTACTCTGCCAATGGACAATAATCCAACTGCTGTAGAGAATGGACACTACTTTGGCATTGAGTTTTCTGGAGCAAATAGCGCATCAAGAACAATAACAATAGAACAAAACGATCATGCTTTAGTATATGCATTTCTAAACAACACAGGGCAAGACCTAGTAATTCAGCAAGGCGATGGAAGCGGGGGAACTGTTACCATTGGCAATACGAATGGTGCTATTGTTTTCTGTGATGGTGCTGGCACTGGGGCAAAGGTTACAAACCTGTCGTCTGCATTGAACACAAGTTCTGCGGATCAGCTTACAAATGCTAGAGAATTTTCCATTACAGGAGACATAACTGCAGCGGCTGTTTCTTTCGATGGCACCGCAAACGTGGCGCTGAGTGCAGCAATAACGGCGGGGTCAATCGTTGACGCTGATATTAATGCAAGCGCCGCCATCGCCGATACAAAGCTGGCAACGATTTCTACAGCCAGTAAGGTTGCCAACTCTGCCACCACAGCAACAGATGCCAATACAGCTAGTGCCATTGTTGCAAGGGATGGCTCTGGTAACTTCAGCGCGGGTACGGTTACTGCGGCTCTTACGGGTGATGTCACAGGTAACGTGACGGGCAATGTTGCTGGAAACGTCACGGGCGATCTTACTGGAGATGTTTATGCCAGCAACGGCACAAGTAAGGTTCTTGAGAGTGGCACTGACGGTACGGATGCTACATTTACAGGTGCCGTTACGGGTACTGTTTCAGGAAATGCGGGTACGGCGACTGCTTTAGCGTCAGCGCAAAACTTTTCCATTACGGGGGACGTTACGGCATCCGCCGTTTCTTTTAACGGAACAGGGGCCGTTGCTTTGAGCGCGGCGATTACTGCAGATACAATTGTCAATGCTGACATAAAGTCAGACGCCGCTATTGTGGATACAAAGCTCGCCACCATTTCTACTTCTGGCAAAGTTTCTAACTCTGCAACAACAGCTACTGATGCAAACACGGCAAGTGCGATTGTAGCTAGGGACGGTAGTGGGAATTTTAGCGCAGGTACAATTACAGCCACCTTGTCAGGTAATGCATCTAGTGCGTCTCAAGTGGCTGTTGCAGAAAGTGGAAATACAGATACAGATTATGAGATTGTTTTTGTAACGGGACCAGGCGGTGGAAACGAAGCTCTTTATGTTGACAATGCAACGCTAGAGTATAACCCCTCTACTGAAACCCTTAAAGTTCCTAGAATATTGCTTGAACCTGTTACTAGTGGTGGAGCGGGTAGTATTTCATTTGAGGGCGCTACTGCCGATGCATTTGAAACAACTATAACCCCCACAGACCCCACAGCAGATAGAACGGTTACTGTTCCAGACGAAAGTGGAACTATTGTTTTAAAAGACGGGAGTGGGAATTTTAGTGCAGGTACGATTACTGCGGCCCTTTCAGGAAACGCAACTACTGCGTCAACTTTGCAAACCGCACGAAATATAGCGGGACAAAGCTTTAATGGTGGTGCAGACATCAGCATTGGACCTACGGACTTAACAGGGGTTACAGCTAGTGCTTCTGATATAAATACAGCGTCTACACACTATGTTCCTTCGGGTGGAATTATTATGTGGTCGGGCGCAATTGTCGCAATACCCACGGGGTGGGTTCTTTGCGATGGTAACAACTCAACTCCAGACTTGAGGGATAGATTTATTGTTGGCGCAGGTAGCACTTACGCCGTAGATGATACGGGAGGTGCTGCAAGTGTAACTCTGA